CCGCCGCACAGTTTGGCAACACCGCCCAGCAGCAGGCTCTGCAGCAACAGCTGCTCCTTCGCGCGCAGCCGCTTAACGAAATCATCGGGCTGATGGGCGGCTCGCAGATCCAAATGCCGCAGTTTGGAGGCTACCAACCGACGCAGGTGACCCCGGCTCCCATCTTTGGCGCGGCGCAGGCGGCGGGGCAGAACGCGATGCAGCAGTACGGCATCCAGCAAGCTGGCATCAACGCGCAGATGCAGGGCCTCGGAATGCTTGCGGGTTCGGCTCTTCGCTATGCGCCAGCCGCCATCACGGCATGGTCGGATCGTCGCCTGAAGTCGAACATCGTGCGCGTCGGCGATCACCCGCTCGGCATCGGCATCTACGAGTACGACATCTTCGGGAACCGGGAGCGCGGCGTCATGGCGCAGGAGGTTCTGGAGGTGAAGCCCGAGGCCGTCCACATGATGCCCAACGGCTTCATGGCCGTGAACTACGGAGCCCTGTGACATGGCCGTCTCGTTCAACCTGCCCGACCCATACGAGGCCCAGAAGGCCGAGATCGCGCGCCGGCAGAAATACGCCGAGGCACTCCAGCAACAGGCGTTCCAGCCGATCGAGGTGTCCTCGTATCAGGGCATCCAAGCGCCCATCTCGGCTGCGGCAGTCTTGGCGAAGGCCCTGCAGGGGCTCGGCGCGGGCGTGCTTGAGCAGCAGTCGATCACCCAGCAGCGCGAACTCCGCGAAGGCGACATCAAGAAGGGCCAGGAGTTCGCCGCCGCCCTGCAGGGCGCGAAGACGCCAGAGGAGCGCGAGAAGCTGACGCTGGAGGCGCTCGGCGGCACGATGGGCCAGCGCGCGCAGGCGATTGCCGGGCCGATGCTGCAGATGACCGAGAGGCGGACTGAAAGTGCTCTCAGGCGCGAGGCGCGGCAGCAGGAGGTCGCGGATCGACTGCAGACGCAGCGGGATCTTGCTGCCGAAAGGCTTGCGAACGCGCAGATGATCGCTGGCGTAGCCGCCGGTTCGCGTGCGGATGCGCTGGCGGCTCGTCGCGAGGCGGAAGAGGGCCGTCGCGAGGACCGGCAACGCGAAAGCGAGCGCAGGGAGCGCGAGAGCCTCGAGCGCCGCGAGCAGCTGACGGCGCCCGAGCAGCGGCAGCTCTTCGAGCTAAGGGTTCAAGCAGAGGCGGGCGAGTCGTCGCTCTCGGCGCTTCGTGAGGCGCGCGAACTGAGCAACAAGTTCCAAGGCGGCACGGCAGGCGCTGCGCTTTCGTGGGCAGAGAGGCAGGCGGCCGCCATAGCCAACGTCGATCCTTCGGAAAGCGCGCGGGCGACGGCGAGCTTCAACAACATCATGGGCGTCGAGATGTTGGGCAAACTGCGCGCGACTTTCGGCAGCAACCCGACCAATGCCGAGCGCGAAGTGCTGCAGAAGCTGCAAGCTTCCGCTTCCGAGCCTAGGGCGGTGCGAAACGAGCTTCTGGATCGCGCCATCAAGCTGGCAGAGGAGCGCCAGAAAAAGGCCGAAGCTGATGCCGAGTCCATCCGCACCCGCAGCTACCGCCAGCCCGGCGGCCAGCCCGCCGCGCCGACGCCTCCCGCAGCCCCGCAGCGCCCCGCCGCGCCGCAGGCTCCTGGGGCCGCGCCGGGGCAGCAGCCAGCGGCTCCCAACATGAACGACCTGCTCAACCGTTACGCGCCCCGGTGATCCATGTCTGATCTCGCTCGCCTGCAGGAAGCGTTGGTGGCCGCAGACAGGGCCGGCGACACCAATGCCGCGACGCTGTTCGCCAACGAAATCCGTCGCCTGCAGTCGCCGGCACCCGCGCCCGCCGCCTCCCAGCCTCCCGCCACCCCGCAGGCGGCACCGCAAGCCCCGCAGGCGCCCGCTCCGCGCACGACGGCCGAGCAGCTGGGCCTCGGCACCCGAGCGACCGCTCAGGGGCTCCTAGGGCTTCCTGGGCTCGTCTACGACGTCGCCGCCATTCCGCAGAACCTCCTGTCGAACGTGCCGGGGCTGGAGTGGATGCGCGCCAAGCCCGCCGCCCAGCAGGTCTCCGAGGCCGCGACCGCAGTCGGCCTGCCCGAGCCTCGCGACGCGGGCGAGCGGATCATGGGCGCGGCGATCCAAGGCGCGGCTGGCGTGCCGACCGGGTATGGCCTCGGCGGCGTCGTGCGGCAGCAGGCCGGGGCCGCCGGGCAGCGGCTGGCCGATGTCCTGCAGGCCGCGCCCGCGCAGCAGGCGGTCATGGGTGCCACGGGCGGCGCCGGATCGCAGGCGGCGCAGGAGGCGGTGGGGCCAGAAACGAGCCCCACCGCCAAGGCCGTCGCCGGGGTCGCTGGCGGCCTTGCCGGTGCGGCCGTCCCGGCAGCCGTGTCCGGGCTTGCGCGCCGCACATTCGGCACCGTCGCGCCCGCGCCGGGCGTTCCGACTGCCGAGGAAACGAAGCAAGCCGCGCAGCGCGCCTACAAGGCCGCCGACGAGGCTGGCGTCATATTCACGCCCGGTGCTGCCAAGCGCCTTCGCGAGGACATCGCGGAGCAGCTGTCGGACTTCGGTTACAACCCGGGCAATCAGCCCGGCACCGCGAACGTCCTGAAGGAAATCGACCGCATCCAGGACAACGTCTTCGCGTTCAAGGAGCTGGAGAACATCCGCAAGCAGGCCTTGAAAGTCGGCGGGCCGATGAACGAGTCCGATCGCGTTGCCGCTCGCAAGATCGTGAACGCCATCGATGATCTGGTGAAATCCCCGCGCGTCGGGACGTCGATCTTCGACAACGATGTGATCGCAGGCCCGGTTGCGCAGGCGGCAGGCATCAAGACCGATGTTGCGACTGCGTCGAAGATGATCTCCGAGGCTAGGGCGGCGTGGTCGCGCCTGATGAAGCACGGCGAGATCGCCGATGCCATTGAGCGCGCGCAAGCCAACGCCGCTACGGCGGGATCTGGCGCGAACCTCGAAAACACCATGCGCCAGGCCCTCAAGTCGGTGATGCTAAACAAGGAGGCCACGCGCGGCTTCACGCCCGATGAAATGAAGGCGTTGAAGAGTGCGGTCGAAGGCGACCTCATCCAGAACACCCTGCGCTTGTTTGGAAAGGCCGCGCCGACCGGCGTCGTCAGCGGCATTCTCAGCGGCGGCGGCGGCGCTGCAGTTCTTGGCCCCGCTGGCGCGGTTGCAGTTCCCGCTGTCGGCTACCTCTCCAAGCGGGCCGCCGATCAGATGGAGCGCGAGAAGGCGCAGCGTCTGATGGACATCATCCTTTCCGGCGGTCGCGCGGCCACTACGCCTTCCGCGTCTCAGCCTCGGGGCAACATCCCGGCGCTCATCAACATCCTGCAGCAGGGGATCTCTCCATGAGCTATAACGGTTCCGGCACCTTCCAGATCAACAGCGCCGGCCAGCCAGTCGTCGCTGGTACGGTCATCACCGCCGCCGCGTTCAACGCCCTGACCGCCGACCTCGCGACCGGCCTGTCCACGGCCATGACCAAGGACGGCCAGACCGCGGCGACTGCCAACATTCCGATGGGCAACAACAAGTTCACGGGCGTGGCGGCCGGCACTGCAGGCACCGACAGCGTCAACCTGGCGCAGGTGCAGGGAAATGTGGCGTCGCTGATTTCCGTCAGCGGGATCGACACAATCACCGGCTCGATGTCCCCGACGCTGACCGCGTACTCGACGGGCGCAATGTACTGGTTCGTCGCCTCTGGCACCAACACCGGCGCCGTGACGATGAACATCGATGCGCTTGGCGCCAAGGCGGTGACCCGCGACGGTTCCACGGCGCTGATTGCCGGCGACATCGTCAGCGGCCAGGTCGCGGTGATCGTGTACGACGGCACGCGCTTTCAGCTGCAGAAGGCCAATGCTTTCGGCACGTTGACCGCGACGACCATCAACACGACCAATCTGACCGCCACCGGAACGGTCAACCTGACCGGCGCAACGGTCTCAAACGGCGGTTCGGTCACGACGATCGACATCAACGGCGGAACAGTGGATGGCGTCACCATTGGCGGCGCGTCGGCGGCGGCTGGAACGTTTACGACCGCAACGGTTGGCGCAGGAACCGCGGGAGCGCCATCGCTGACGACCACGGGCGACTCCAACACCGGCATCTACTTCCCCGCCGCTAACACCGTCGCTGTTTCCACCTCAGGCTCCGAGCGCATGCGGATCGACAGCTCCAGCAACGTCGGCATCGGCACTTCGTCGCCAGCGTTTAAACTCGACGTAAACGGCGCTATTAGAATTCCAAATGCTACTGCTTTTTTCATGAACGATAGCTCTGGAGTAGCCAAACAAACGCTTCAGCTTTTTTCTGATGACAACACATATATGAGCACTCCGGGTGCGTTAATTTTACGCACCAACGGCACTACCGAGCGTATGCGGATCGACTCCAGCGGCAACGTCCGCGTTGGCACCGCTGCGCTGGCGACCACGGCCACGGACGGCTTCCTCTACATCCCAACGTGCGCGGGCACCCCGACCGGAACGCCCACGGCAATCACGGGGCTTGCGCCGCTCGTCATCAACACCACCAACAACAAGCTCTACTTCTACAGTGGAGGCGCCTGGCGTGATGCCGGGCCGTGATGACATGAAGTTTGACCTGACGATCCCCGAAACCAACCTCGTCCTTAGCGCCCTCTCCAATCTTCCGTATGGGCAAGTGGCGGACCTCATCGCCAAGATTAGGCAGCAGGCGCAGGACCAGATGAAGGAGACCGACAATGGCTAACATCACGTGGAATATCGCAGCTCTTGAGTGCGTCACGAAGGACGGCAAGGACAACGTTGTCAGCACCGTCCATTGGACCGTCAATGGCGAGGACGGCACCAACACGGCGTCGGTGTATGGCTCCATTGGCGTCCCCTACGAAGGTGGCCCGTTTACGCAGTATGACGCTCTCACCAAGGACATCGTGGTGGGCTGGGTAAAGACGCAGATGGGTGCCGACGAGGTCGCCAAGCACGAGAGCAGCGTCGCCGCGCAGCTTGCCGATCTGGCCGCTCCTGCCGTCACCAAGCCCGCTCTTCCGTGGTGAACGCCATGAACGAGCCCGCAAAGCAGGCCATCGATGCAGTCTCCCTGGGCACGGCGGTGGCTACCGTGGCGGGCTGGCTTCCCGCCGTGGCCGCCATCTTCACCATCGTGTGGACCGGCATTCGCATCTATGAAAGCAGGACGGTGCAGCACATCGTGATGCGCCTGCGCAGGAAGCCGGAATGAGCGATGGAAGCCTTGGAGGCCGTCCTCAAGCTCTGGCCGCTGGCGATCGGGTTCATCACGCTGGTGATCGTCCTCGCCAAGCTCGACCAGCGCGTGCTCGTCATCGAGGAAAAGGTCAAAGCGCTCTTTGACCTCTGGAACAAGCGAGGCTGACATGGCGACGTCAGAAGAGAAGCAGGCTGCAATGAGCGAAGCTATAGCAGCCTCGGCATCCAAGAGCGCGCTAGTGGAGAAGGTTGTCTTCGCGGCTGTGCCGATCCTGTTCTCTTGCGTGGTCTATCTGATGACCTCTCTCAGCAACGCACACAACGAGCTGATCGTTCTGAAGGGCCGAATCGCGGTCGTGGTTAACGCCGAGAACAAGGCAATCCCGCCGCAGGGCACGACGATCGACATGGCGCAGATCCGCGAGGCGCTGAACGACAAGATCGACCGCGTTGAGCGCGATGCCGCTCTAGCGCGGGCCGCAATGACGCTGGATCGGGAGCGCAGCATGGCGGCAATCGAAAAGAGCAGGCTCGACATGGCGGCCGATGCGGCCTCCGCGCGCGCATCTATTCGCACCGACATGAACGCCATTAAGGCCGAACTCGACAAGCGGATCACGCTGCTGGAGAAAAAGTAATGAATCTCCTCAAGATTGTAGGTGCTGTCGCGCCAAGCCTTGCCACAGCCATTGGCGGCCCTTTGGGCGGCATGGCGATGCAGGCCGTCGCCAGCGCGCTGGGACTTCCGACTGACAGCAGCGAGAAGGACGTCGAGAAGGCGGCCGCCTCTGCCACGCCCGATCAGCTTCTAGCGTTGAAAAAGGCCGACAACGACTTCGCCATCCGCATGAAAGAGCTCGACATCGACATTGAGCGCATATCGGCCAGCGATCGGGACAGCGCCCGGCAGCGCGAGGCTCAGGTGCGCGATTGGATGCCGCGCATACTTGCGGGCGTCATTGTCTGCGGCTTCATGGCGACGGTGTTCCTCGTGTTGCTTGGCTGGGTCGACGGCATGAAGGATCCGCTGATGGCTACGACGGTTGGCACGCTGATCGGGTTTGTGTCCGCAAAAGCGGAACAGGTCATTGCCTACTACTTTGGCTCGTCGAGCTCGTCTCAGGCCAAGACCCAGCTGCTGGCGGAGAAGGGCAAATGAGCGCATCCACCTGGCCTGTCGCCTTTGAGGCGCTGCTCAAGCACGAAGGCGGTTTCGTCAACCATCCGCGCGATCCCGGCGGCATGACCAACCTGGGCGTGACGCGGCGCGCTTGGGAAGAATGGACGAGCCACCCCGCGAACGAGGCCGACATGCGCGGCCTGACGCCGGGCATGGTCGAGCCGCTCTACCGCGAGCGCTACTGGAACGCTGTGCGCGGCGACGAACTGCCTCCGGGCGTAGACCTCGCGGTCTTCGACTGCGCCGTCAACAGCGGGCCGGGGCGCGCCGCGATGCTGCTGCAGCAATCCATCGGCGTCTGGCCCGATGGCGTGATTGGCCCGAAGACGATGGCGGCGATCAAAGAGGATGAGGCCACAGAAATCGTGGATCGGTTTTGCGAGCTTAGGCTGCTGTTTCTGCGCGGCTTGCCAACTTGGCCCACGTTCGGAAAAGGCTGGGAGCGGCGCGTCAAGGAAGTTTGGCGGCAGGCAAAGGGGATGGTAGGCTGACGCGCTATCGCTACTCGCAAGAGTAGACGCTCTCCGACCGCCGCAGCGGCAGCCATCGCGGCACGGTCGTGAATGACTTGTCGCGGAACAGGACGCGGTTGGTTGGCTGGATGGTCAGGCGACCGCCATCGGTTCGCAAGAACATGAACTCCTTTGCCTGAGCCGGCGCGTGTGTGTAGGCGTCACCGATTGGGATGGCCGTGAACAGGTATTCCGCGCCCAGCTCGGCGTCTGCCGCGCGCACGATCGCGCCAAGGCCGTCGAGGTAGTCGTAGGTGTGCAGGGAGAACTGCGAGCCGTAGCAGTCCCATTCCTGCGCGTCCTTGATCGTCCACGGATCGGGGTCGCTGCAGAACGCCAGCGCGTGGGGCGGAAGGTCTCGGTAGACCGCGCCGCACTCAAGCAGCACCGTGCAGCCCCATGCTCGACCAAGATGGCTGTGCAAGCCGAACCAGACCGCAGGGAACCACTCGTCGGCACCGAAGCCGATGAAGGCACCGCAGACCGAAACGTAATGATGGCGCGGCAGGCTGCCGCTGGCGGTGAAGAGCGTCATGGCAGCGCCATCGTGATCGTGATGGCCCAGAGGGCGATGTAGCTCGTGACCGCGACGACGGCGGCGATGGTGTGGAGGCTCATGGCTTGGGCTTCAGCGCGTCGCGGGCAGCGGCTTCGATGTGCGGCGGCACGGAATTGCCTGTCTGGTGCGCGTGGACGTAGACCGCCAGCGGCCAGCGCAGCGAATCGACGCGGGCGCGGAGGCGCTCGATCTCGGCGACCAAAGGCTCGACATCCTCAACCTCGACATAATCGCCTCCGTCCATTTCCACCATGTAGCCGTCGTCGTTACCGACGGACCACCGCTTGGGCATCATGTCTTTGCTCATCGTCCATCCTCCATTTCCACGACCGCCATCCCGGCGGCCTCGATTGCGTTGATCACCCGGACCAGGAACGCCAGCCTATGCTGATCGACCGGGCAGTCGGAGTCGGGCGCGTACTGGTAGAGCTGCCGGAACGCGCGGCGGGCGGTTTCGGCGGGGGTCATGCTGCCGACCTCCACGCATGCTCGGTCCATTGCTCGGCCATCGCCGCAGCGATGCCAGGATAGAAGCGCGAGCGTTCCTTCCAGCGCTTCGGGCTCTGCGGCATCCGATGGACGCGCTGCTCGCGGCCCTCGACGACGTTCGTCGGGCGCAGCGGCGGCAGGCCACGCAGCCAGAGACAGGTGCGCTTCGTCTCGCCGTGGCCGAACTGCCAGGGCTGCACCGATTGCGCCGGCTCCGCGTAGTTCTCGATCAGCCGCTTGGCATGTCCGTGCATCACCGGGTTCTCGACCGCGACGCGCGGGATCGGCGCGTTCCAGAACGCGCTGAACAGCGCCGCGCTCTCGCGCAGCTCGCGCTCCATCTGCCCGGCGGTCTTGCCGGGCGGCGGCGTGTGCAACCACCTGACGCCGCTGTTGCACAGGCGGGTGCATGGCGGATGCGCCACCATCAGCAGATCCCAG